GATGTCTCCTCTCCAGAAAGATATCGCTACCCTCAGGACTGAGTTGATTTTGATCAAGTCCGCGATTGACAGGATCGAAGTTCAAGTCGAGAAAAATTCTCAATCCCTGCGAGGTAATGGAGGTAAGGGGCTAAGCTCTGAAGTCGACCACCTTCGATCGGAGTTCTCTCATCATGTCCGAGATTGCGACAGATGGATTGATGCACTCCAAGCTCTGTTCGGCAATCCCAAAGATCCCAAGTCTATCGGTCTAGTCGACGAAGTACGTCATCTGAAAGAGTGGCGAGAATCCTTGAAGTACTGGTACTACCTGATGCTCGCCGCTGTAGTTGTTGGAGTAATAAATATAGCTTTGAGATTTGTCGAAATCTCTATCATGCCACCTAATTTACCCTAAGGAGTTTCAAATGTTATCCGCTGATCAAATCAACCCCGTACAAGTCATCTCTGGGATTCTCTTATTCGCCATTTTGGTTGAAGCTGTCGTAGAGAACATCGTATGGACGATCGAGTTCTTCCGACCGGGGGAAGCTGTCGAACCGAATACTTGGAACTGGCAGCGACTAGTTGCATCCGCTGTCAGTATCGGTGGTTCTGTAATTTACAACATCGATCTATTCGAGATTCTGGGATTCGAGACAACCATCCCGATTGTCGGTGCCGTCTTGACAGGTATCATTATCTCACGTGGCGCAAACTTCGTCAATGACATCCTGTCGAAGCTCGGCGATCGTACCTAATAGCCTAGTCGGGGGTAACCCCGCCTAGGGCGTCTACCCTCCTCAGAGCCCCTGGTGAAAACTGGGGGCTCTAGTTATTTTGTTGTCAACAACGGCTAGACAGCCTAGTTCTCTAAGAATTCTTGCGCATTTTCATCGAGTTCCCTCAATCTGAATAGTCTTATACCTTTAGAAGCTAACTCGATGATTTGATAGGAAATTTCAATGATAAGTAATCTATTAGATCCGACGCAAAAGGGAGGGAGCTTATGAACTTGCATTTATAATCGAGGTACCTACGAGCAAGTTGCTCGAAGGAATTCTACATGCAAGGAGAGAAAGTCATGCAAGGACATTCGACAAATTTCACAGGGCTGGAATTGTTGGGAGATGGGGGTCGAGGGACTTTTGTTTTCAGACTTCTCGGGGCATCCGGGACACGAAAGACTCTTCGATTGACATATCCAGAAATGAAGAGGCTTTTCGATCAGCTTTCTCATATCATGGAGCCGAGATTGTTCGAAGGCATACGTGTCAACCAAGTGTGGGAATCACGAAAGGGGCATCGATTTTCTATCGAACGTCTGGACCCCGAAGAAAAGATCGTGATACTGAAATGGCAGAGCCAGGGGGAGCTATTCTACCGTGCGGTACTTCCGTATACCCTTCGCAGTCACTATACATTACTCGAGGAGTAAATTCTCATGGCGAAAATTCGTACTGACTTCGACCTGAAGGTCGACAAAGCTAGATTCCCGTATACAGTCTACGCCGACGATCGACCCATCGCTCACATCTACACCTACACGATGATCGAACCAATTCGACTGATGGCAGTTCACATTCGTGAAATCAATCGTCTCCGCGAAGAAAAACATGCTCTGATAAAGTTACTTCGCGATTCAGGGATTGAAATCCCGAGTTCAATCGAAGATGAAGGTTCTGTATCCGTCGCTGTCGAAGAAGGAGAGGATGAATTCGAACAAGCCCACGGAGTAGTCATTGGGCAGCTCTGGCAGTCGCGAAGAGGGAACCACGATACGTATCGTATCACGGATCTCGATATGGATCAGATGTCAGTTACCCTCTCTTGGGTCGATGGGGAATATACTCGTAAAGTCGAGATTCTCAAGCTCCCAAAGTATTACGATCAAGTTGGTGTGACCAAAGATGAAGATGACGAAATCGATCCGGATGACTACAGTTTTGTGAACCTGGAGGACTACGATGACAACTGACAAAATGTCACTCGAATCGATTGAGAGAGCGATCGGGATGAGATATGCAGATCTGGGACGTCATCTTCGGGATGAAGGGATGACTAAAGGGATGATCATCGGTTGGCTTTCAGCCGAACACCAAATAGATCCCAAAGACCCTAGTCTCGATGTGATACAAATGAATATCATTGGGTCTCTGCGTGCAAACGGGTACATTGTTTCGGGGGGTCGTAGTGGAGGGAGGCTCTACAAAATCCAAGGGTGGGAAGAAAAAGAAGAGAAGATTCCTGTCGAAGATTGGGGAGGTGAGTCACGGCAGGTTTACGATTGGGTTCAGAACCTCCCTCCGCTGACCGAACGATCTTGGGATACCGTTCGTGCTTGGTTGGGAACTCGAGATCCCAAACGTCTCCACGAGAACAGTTGGGTGTATATCTGGGCGTATGAGGGTGCCCGGAATGAGAAGTGGTTCTGGTCGAGTAAAGGAAGCGCACTGATCATCTTCCAGAAATTCGTCAATCGACCGAGATTCCGGATATTCAATCTGAACGCAGAACCAGTCGTAGCTCTCGCAATAGCTAGTCTTCTGTCGAAGGCGAGTTGTGCACGTGTTCCCATCATCAACATCGAAGATCGGTTCGAATCTGAGTTTCGACAGCTTCACCCTGATGGAGAGATCCTCAAGAGAACTGAAGCTGTCTACGATACCCTACATATTTCGAAGCATCCGGAAGAATATTGGAGTAAGAAGAGTTGGAAAACTGTACGATCGAGAATGAACGACACCTCTTTCATCGTTGATCAGTCCCCTGAAGACCGAGAATACGTCATCCAGACTTGGAAGGATCTCAACGAGATTCGACATCGTCAACTCGCGATCACGCGTGACTTCATCGCAGCAGCTCTCACGGACTATCCCCTGTCAACATCGTATGGAGCCGTACGCGATGGTCATCCAGTCGGTCATGTTCTTGTAGATCCTGTAGTCGGCTTCGGAGATACAGTTATGCTATCGAATGAAAAGGGTCTCAACTATCGAACATTCCCAGATGGGAGAGAGGTCCCTGGGGGTCGATCCGGGACGTCGGATTTCATGCAGTATCACGTCTGCGATCATCTCGCCGATTCCGGGATCGGATACATACAATCTGGAGATGTCGATGGTGGAGGTATCGGCTTGAGACCGAAGAAAATGAAATTCGCTTGTGACGTAACTCATTCGAGGACATTTGTTACGAAATTCACACTGTCTGAATATGCTTAGGAGGCATCATGCAACTCGACAATACGTATCGGGGTCGTTTAGCCCCAATCACCAAGGCTGATCTGCCTTGGTTTGAAACAGAACTGCTGAAAATCTCGATTTTCTTCCCGGAGCCGCTTCACCTCGAAGTCCCTGGGATCGGGGAGCTGGTCGTCGGAACAGGTTACGGTGGCTTCTCTCATACTCTATTCTCCCGGGGAGACTACTGCACAGGGTGCGGAAGATGCTGCTTGGGTCAGTACCGTCGAACCTGGTTATGGTCGGACCATGACCCTGCTCCCGAAGGAGCCCCCGAGATCGAAGTTTTGATCAACGGACATCCTCACCGGTATTCTTACCATCTTCAGACCGACGTATCTCGCGGTCGGTGTGACTATCTCGAACCAGTGTATTGGCTCGAACCACATGGATTCGAACCTGGAATTCAAGCTCGAGAAGAGCACGATCTCCCCATGTGGGGGTGCGTACTGTTCGGCGATCAGGATTTCGATGTAGAGGGTCGAAAGCAGGCTCAAGATCCCAATCGGATGCCACCAGGATGCCAGACGGGGATCTTCGTCGAACCGAAGAAAGTCAATCTGAAGCGAGGTCAGAGATACCTGTTATCTCGTCGTCTGCCTTCGAGGAATTGGCGCTGGCCCGACTGCCCGGTCGATGTGTATTCGACGCCGTATTCGTCTCCAGTTTCTAAATCGGATATTAAGCACCTTACAGGGTTTCGAGATAACTATCGACATATTCCCGGATCTTGTCTGGAGGAAGCTCTTGCTCTCTACAAGTCTGTATCAGCTTCAGTTCGACTCGAGGGTCGAACCGTCGAAGACAACATATTACTCGAAGATTACTTCGCTCGATGATCATGCGCAGTAATTATTTTGAACATTTTGTGTGTGTGACACTACGTGTCACACAAAATTTCAAAATAATAGCGAGCTCATCGCAGAAGGACATATGATTAGCAATCAGTAAGTAGTGACGATAGGTCATTGTAAATGCATATGAATCTGCTTACAATTAGGGTATCGTATCCAATTTTTCACACTTTCTAAAAGGAGAGAAAGTCATGTCACACAACATTTTCAACGAACGTTTTTACAGTCTAAGGAAACCTGCTTGGCACGGGCTAGGAACAGTCTCCGAGGAAGAACTCTACGCAGTAGAAGCCTTCTCGAGTCTGACGCCCTACGATGTGCGATTAGAAGATATGGTGACCGCCAGCGGTTTCCCGGTTCCGATGAGAGCGATTTTGAGGGACCCTGTTCCCGATGATAATGAGATCGTCTTTTTCGGAGCTGTCGGTTTAGATTATGAAGCTCTGACTCCTCAGATGGTTTGCGAGATCTACGATCGCGTAGTCAATCAGCCGATCGAGACGATCGGAGCCCTCGGTCGGGGTGAGCAGTTCTTCCTGACAACCAAGATGCCATCGACGAAGATTATCGGCGATCGAGTGGACCACTATCTTCTTCTGGATGCACCGATGTTCGGGAATCAGGCAGCACATATCCGTCAGACACCGGTCCGAGTCGTATGTAACAACACTCTGATCGTCGGTCGACAGGCTGCTGTTCAGTCACTTCGAGTCGAGCACAATTCAGGAGTCTACGATCGGTTCGAGAGTTGGTTGGGGGAAACCTGGACACTCGCAGTAAACAGCATCGAGCTTCTGAACAGCTTCTTCAAAGCCTTCGCTCATGAACCAGTTTCTGTGGATCAGGTTGAATCGATTCTCTTCGAGACGTATCCGAACCCGAATGTCCCTCGCCAGGATGCCCCACCTTCAGTAATGGCTCGTCGTCTGGAAGATTATGCATACTGGCAGCGTCAAGCTGAAACGCAACGATCCCTGGCTCACGAATTATTCGATGGAGCTGGTGTCGGTCAAGAGACGAAAGCTGCCAAAGGGACCGCCTGGGGTCTGTACAACGCAGTTGTAGAGTTGGAAGACTTCAAAGGTGCCGGTCGTGGCAGTCGCAATCCCTTAGCCCGGAATCGGGATGCACTGTTCGGTCCACGCGCTAGCAATAAGGAGCGCTGTTTCGAAGCGATCGTCAATGAATTCGAAATTTCACTGTAGAGGAAGTTCATGGTGTCCCGCTGGTGCCTCCGTAACAGCGGGTCACCAAAACTTTCTCTCCGAGGACCGGGGTGACTCCCGGTCCTCACTTTTACCTAGAGGAGCTTATGAATGAACCGACATACGACCCAGTCACCGACGTTCGATGTCTCGAAGAGTATCAAGGAAGACGCCAAGAGAGGGATCTCGTGGGTCTTGTTTGTAATCGTTGCTATCATCTTTTTCGTTCTCTTCTGCGTTGGGCTACCTCTGCTGTTCGATTCTTGGGGTATCTCATTCTATTTGGGATCGCGGTTGTTGTTGGTATCGTAATCATTTCCGTCGAATGGATATTCGGTCCGGAGGTAAAATGATGCAGATTCTTCGAGGATTTGTCTGGGTTGCTTTTATGTCGGGATTCATCTTCACTATCTTGAATTTGATCAAGGCAGATTGGGCTGCAGCTGGCTGGACCGCCTTGATCTGTGTTCTATCAGTCGTAGTCGATGAGGTTGCGAAGAGATGATTCGAATTCACGGTAGCGATATCCTGTTTTCTCTCCCACCAGAAATCGAACTCGTTTGTAGACGGGATCTCAAACGTCTAGGTGCACGTAAGATCCGTGGCAATAATTCGTATCGTCTCCCTCGTCTGGCATCAAATCTAGATGCTCTTGCTGGTATTCTCGAACCCTGGCTTCGGCTCCCTGAAGATACTTATCCGGAGTTCAAATCTGTGGATCTTGGTCAGTCTGACCACATGCTCTGGGGCAAACTTCGAGACTACCAGCAAGAGAGTGTGGACTTCATGCTCTCATCCCCTCTCCCAGGGACCCTACTCTCCCTTTCACCTGGTCTTGGTAAAACAATCGTCACTGCGATTGCCCTGGATGTTCTGAACCCAGTCAATGTTCTGATCGTGGTTCCCCCAATTCTTCTCAAGTCCTGGGAGGAGAAGATCCTTCAATGGTCAGGACGTCGTCTAGTCAATCTGTATGGTAAAGATGGCTCGACAGGCTGGGTTCTGACATCCTACGGGATGATTCGAACTAGGTTGAGTACCTATCGGTATCCATGGGATGTAATCGTATTCGATGAATCGACTCGGTTCAAGAACCGAGATACCGCAACATATCGAAGTGTTCTCACTCTTCGTAAATCAGCTCCGGATGCAATCGTCTGGGAGCTCTCTGGCTTTCCGGTTACGAAGTATGTCGACGATCTCTGGACTCAATTCAGCGTGATCTGGCCCAAGGCGTTCACATCGTATTGGAGATTCGCTGAGCGGTACTGTCAGCTCGAGCGGTCCGTCTGGACCGGGTTCTCTGAAGTCGTGGGGTCACGTGGGGATCTCGATTTTCAGTCAGAGTTTCGAGACCTGATATTCGTTAGGAACATGAGGGAGGTCGAGGACCTCCCCGAATTCAGATTCGAAACGATTCATACACCATTGAATCCTGATCAGCAGGACATGTACGACCAAGCTGTCAATGATTTCCTGGTCGAACTCGAATCCGGGGGACAGATGACCATCGACTCGGTTCAAACACGTCTGATTCGTCTCCAGCAGATCATATCGAACACGATCAATCTCGACCGTGAGAAAGATTCATCATCCAAGCATGATGCGGTACTCGAATTACTTTCAGATGAGTCTATCGAGAAGCCGATTCTGATTTGGGTCCACTGGGTGAAGAGTGCGTTGGCTCTATTCGATCGATTGCAGCCGTACCTGTCGACCGATATCTTGATTGGTGATTACTCTGATGATGCCGAGAGAATTCTGAGGGACTTCAAATCGGCAGATGCCGATGTTCTAATCCTTGGGTTGAAGGTCGGTCGACACGGTCTAGATCTTCAATTCGTCCGGACCGTAATCTATCTTGATAAAATCTTCGAGATGGAAACTTATATTCAGTCTCTGTATCGAGTCAAACGGCTCGGTCTGGAACACTCTCCTCACGTGATAAGTTTGAAAGCACCTGGGACGGTAGACGAACTCGTCGAGGAGAATCTTGCTGGCAAGGCTCTCGATGTCCATCGGATGTCCAATGAGAGCCTTGCTCAGCTTCTAAGGAGCCTTTCTAGATGAAACCTATCATTGCATTCGATCCCGGTTTGACCACCGGCATGGCGATCATCTCCCCTGGAGGGAAGATTGTATCGATGAGAGAGTTTTCCTACAGCGAGATCATGTCGGGGGAGTTCAAGGAGTTCTCGCCGTTGGATCCCTACGTCGTGATCGAACGAACCCCAGTACCAACGCTTTCCCAATTGAATATCAAGCTGTTTGACATCCAGATTGAACTTGCTAGTTCGTTCCCACGTAACCGCGTAAAGTTCGTCAAGCCAACTGAGTGGAAATCGTCTCGATTCGGGCTCGAGATAATCGAACATGATTCTTCCCACTGTCAAGACGCTGCACGGTTGGGGCTCTTTTACTATTCTAGACTCATGGAGGCATAATGCAAAGATTTTCACCTACACAGCTCGGACAGTTCAGTGACTGTAGGAGAGCTTGGCTCTGGGGTAAGGATCTCTACCCGAAGGAGCCTCAGCTTCCCCTGTGGTTCGGAGTTGGGATTCATCAGGGACTTGAGTACTACTACAAACGTGGTCGAGATGGGTCGGTCGCGATATCGTCGTTCAAGAGATGGCGTACATCGTCGATGACTCGTCTCTCGAAGACCTTGAAGTTTTACTGGCAGATGGTCGAACCCCAATTCGTCGAAGCTGGTCATACAATGGAGGGGGTCCTGCAGAATTATTTTGAGTATGACCAGTCCGATCGTCCCCCACTTCTCCAAGGTGAAATCATCGAGGTCGAGAAGATGATGGCGATTCCGATTCTGAGTGGCGTAACTCTCACAGGGAAGATCGATCTCATTCTGAAGCACGATCGTGGTGGTCTCATCATTGTCGATCATAAGACATCGTCACGAGGGATTAGTGACGATGCTGTGTCTCTCGACGACCAGATTACAGCGTATGCCTATTTGGTCTGGCGGGGGTATGGGGAGATACCGAAGTTTCTAGTCTTCAATGAGATCAAGAAGAACGTCCCTTCCCCTCCATCGAAATTGTCCAGAGGAGGGCTCTCGATCGCGAGAGACCAACCGACGACATATGCGATGTACATGGCGGCTCTAGAGGAAGAGGGAATCGACCCGTCTGATGATCGGTACACATTGTACCTAGAGTATCTCAAAAATCATGGGTATGAAATCTTCTTCCGCCAAATCCCAACGACACGGAATATATCAGAGCTTGAGTCTTTCGAGCTTCGTACGAAAGCGAAGATCCGAGAGATGCAAAGGGCGTTACGAGACCCTGATGTTTGGGCATACCCTTCTCCGTCGATCTATCGATGTGGGTACTGCCCGTTTTTGAATCCCTGCAAGTCGAAAGACGATGGCGGGGACTATCAAGCCATTCTCGATGCTCGGTTTACCGATGAGTGGCTATACTAATTACCCAAGGAGGTATATTGATGACATCGAAACCGAAACAGATTGTTAGTGCAGAGCAGTTACGAGTGGCTCAGTGTTTGATTTTCGGACCCTATGGGATCGGTAAGACACATCTCTTAGGGACAGCGAACGAGGACGAACGAACAGCGCCACTTCTCATCCTAGATTTCGAGGGAGGCACAGATACTCTGGTCAACTCAGGGGTCGACATCTGGTCGATTCGTGATTGGAAGGACTACAATCAGGCGTACGAGTATCTGGTCAACGATGATCACGACTATCGGAGTCTTGGGATCGATTCGATCTCCGAGACGCATATCTTCGCACTATTCCAGATTCTTGATAAAGAAGGGTCGGAACGTTCGAACCCCGACTTGATTCAACAAGGGGATTATGGGATCGCAGCTGTTCAGCTCAGGCGATTGATCCGTGAATTCCGTGATCTCGGGCTCCACATTTTCATGACTGCTTTGGAGAAAGACGATGTAGATCCAAGAGCCGGGAATGTCAAGATGCCGTTACTCTCAGGTCGTATGGCAACGGAAATCCCAGGGATGGTGAACATCGTCGGGTACCTGACTCAAGGGAAGGATGAAGATACAGGGGAAAACGTTCGCGCCCTGATCTTGCAGAATTACCCGAAGATCCGGGCTAAAGTTCGCGCACCGAGGGGCTTGAACGTCCCGAATGAAATCATCGATCCGACTATTGGCAAGATCTTGGATGCTATTGGGTTGAACTCTGCAGGTGGGCGTTCTGGTGTACAGAAGCCGTCGGAGAAGTCAGACGAACCAACTAAGCAGAAATCTGCTCCTACATCGCGTCGCTCAGCAGTCTCGAGAACACGTCGCAGTCGTTCCCGCAGCAGGGTGTCGAGTCAGAAGGAGGTGGACGAATTCCCAGAACTAGATGATGATGAAAGTTTAGACTAAATCAATTCGAATCTTTATTTACACTCAAGGAGAGAACGATGCCAAGAATTAGCGTCAATTTCAGTGAAGTCGGGGAGTATGAACTAGTCCCCGAAGGACATCACCCGTTCATAGTTTCAGTGGTCGATGTTCGTCAGTCAGAAGAAGGGAAGTACCCCTATTTGAATTGGGATCTGGAGATCACTGACGGTCCTGCTGTCGGTCGTCATTTGTTCATGCGAACCAGTTTATCCCCCAAGGCTCTCTTCCGTCTTCTCCCGGTCCTTGAAGCACTAGATGTCATCGACGAGAGCTTCGATCTCGAAGTAGACGATCTGGATATCGACTTCGACGAAGAGACCGGGATCGTCTTGGAGCCCGATCTTGAGGGCTTGGTCGGCGTAGCCGTTGTGTTCCACGAGACCTTCGAGGGCAGAACGACCTCCAATGTATCCGAAGTACTCCACATCGATACTTACGATCTGCAGGGAGCACCGGTCTCGGGAAAGAAATCGTCCCCCGAACCCGAATCTGAAGAGAAGCCGAAGAAATCACGGTCAGGTCGTTCGGGTCAGAATCGAGTAAGAATCCGATGATGGCTGAGGAGTACAAGTATCTCGGCAAGACTAGCGGTGAATTCGACCCGATATGGGGGTTGGATACTTTTCCAACCCCTCCTCAGGTCTCGAGAGTTTCCCTGATCTCGGACGAAGTCACAGCTGTCTGCCCGATGACAGGTCAACCGGATTGGTACACTGTCGAAGTCATCTACCATCCGCGTCAGCGATGCATCGAGTCGAAAAGCTGGAAATTCTATCTGCAGAGCTTTCGGAATCGTGGGTTGTTCGTAGAAGCTCTCGCGAATGAAATCGCTGAGTATGTCTACAGCGAGATCGACCCTCGAGCTGTCCTCGTGAATATCCGTCAGAAGCCACGTGGGGGAGTCGAGATACGGGCTACCGCTACGAAGTATCGTCCCGCAGAAGCAGACTCTGTGAAATTTGAGATTCATTCAGAGAGCCAGGTGTGGGAGGGAGGAGAGTGACGTTCGGACATTTCATATCGGGTTGAACTCCCGGACCATATAGTCGCAGTAACCTATTCTCAAACAAGGAGTACAATCGAATGTTTAGCAAACGAAATCTTTGGATCGCTGTCGTTGTTTTGGTAGCTTACGCTACATTCCAACTGATGGCTGATATTGGTGCAACGAAGATGGTGGTTTTCGGACCGTGGGTGATCCCCGCCGGGACATTTGCCTTCGCGTTGACTTTTACCCTGCGAGACCTCATTCACAAGCAGTTGGGGTTCGGTATTACTGTTGCAGTTGTGGTCAGTTCCGCACTTCTCAATCTGGTCACTGCTACATATCTCAATTGGGTAGGTCAGATGCCTGCGCCAGAATTCTACCCCTTCGATCAATGGGGTCAGATCTTTTCGATCGTTCCTGCGATCGCAATTGGTTCGATCGGTGCGGAGATTACTTCCCAGCTTCTGGATACATCTATCTACCAGCTAGTTTGGAACCTGGGAGGTCCCCAGTGGTTGAGAGCCCTATCGTCTAACTTGATCGCTGCACCTGTCGATAGTGTGGTGTTCGTATTCCTGGCGTTCGTGGTTCTGCCGCCTTTGTTTGGTGCAGAATCTGTGCCGTTTTCTGTTGCGATCCCCCTGTCTTTCGGCAACATGATCCTGAAGTGGATCATCGGTGTGATCTCGACTCCGCTGATTTACTTGGTACCCCGGCGAGACGATCGAGATTTTTCAGAAGTCGAAAGTGCGATTGCTGGAGAGGTCTAAATGTCTGGTGAAGCATCTGTCATTCTGCTGTCTGGTGGGCTAGATAGTGCCACCCTGCTGTATTACTTTCGACATCGAGGAGACGAAATCTACCCCCTAGCGATTCGATACGGTCAGAGACATTCGAAAGAGATCGAAGCTGCCGAAGAGGTCGCGCGATCGCTGTGTCTGACCCTAGAAGTAATCAACATCGCGGGATTCGCGTATTTGATGTCTCGGTCTGGGTCCGCTCTAGTGAACCCCCGAGTTGAAGTACCCCTCGGGCACTACGAATCTGAAACAATGAAGTCGACGATCGTTCCCAATCGGAATATGATCTTCGCTTCTCTTGCTGCAGCCTATGCAGTAGCTGTAGGAGCCCGATCGATTGCATTGGCTGTCCACCAAGGTGACCATGCAATCTACCCAGATTGTCGATGGGAATTCATCGAGTCTCTTCAGTCGACTATTCAAGTTGGTCTCGAGGGATACACCTCGCCTATTTTGGTTGAGGCTCCGTTCGTTGATATTCCCAAGTCTTCGATCGTCAGAATGGGAGCAGCCTTCGGCGTCCCGTATGAACTAACATGGAGCTGCTACAAAGGGGGTTCTGTACACTGTGGTCAGTGTGGGACATGTGTTGAAAGAAAAGAGGCTTTCAGTCTGGCAGGTATTCACGACCCGACCGAATACGAAGTTTAGTCATGAGGGCAAGGGAGACCTTGCCCTCTAGGAGGATTCTCATGTCACGAAAACTATGGATTGGAAGTACCGACGGAAA